AATTAAGATACAGCATCCATGGACTAATGTAGTAACTGTAAAAGGACAAAGTCCTTTTATGGTTCAGCCTAATGATGGGGTAGTAACTATTGCAAGTCAAAAACACCATGATGATATGGAATTGATTGAAATAGATTACAATCATTATGAGGTGGTTCTTAGTGAAAAAGTCATTAATATTATTAAAGACCGAATTAAAAAGATCCAAAATAATTGATAGTGTATCATAACAATGATATACTTCAATCGTGTTCACGGTGAACACAACAGACATACACACAAGGAGAAAATTATGTCAGATTTTACACCAAAACTTCCAGAAGTTAAGTTTAACAAAAATGGTTACGAGATTCGCAGTGACGTTCTAGCAATGGCTAAGGATATTGTCATGCAAGACTATAACCTTAAGGTTGCGGGTTGGCAATTGACTACCCAAAAGGATGAAAAGACCGGACAACTTGTTAGCACCGTAGCAATGCCCGAGTTTCCCGGAATGGAAAAGATTTTAGAAGCCGCTGAAAAGATGTACGGTTTTGTTAATCAAAGCACTACTAAAAAGTAATACTTTTAGTTCTCAAAAAGGCTCCGCTAGTCGGGGCTTTTTTTTGCCCAAAATTTGACAATAAATGGATACTCTGCTATACTACGTGTATTGATTAATTAAAGGAGCTTGCAAACAAAAACGTGAAATTCGCATGTATGGCGTTACCGAAGCCGAGATGAAAGAGGCTGTAGAACAAAGTATTACTTTTCGTCATAGTGGTCCTGCTATGATGGCAGCTAGTCTGATGAGTGATTGTCAGGAAATGATTGCTTACGACAACGGTGGTTCTTACGATTTCATGGTTATCGAAGATGTTCGCCAAGCACTGAATCGTGCTAAGTGGATCCTCTTTGAGTACTGTGACCAAAAGTAATACTTTATGTTACATACCCAAAATTTGACAATAAATCGTTTTGGGTATATAATACTTGTATTGATTGATTAAAGGAGCTAGTTATGAAGGTAAAACTTTTTGTTACAGGTAGTCAGAATTACATGTATTTCAAAAACAAACTTCCTACTAGGCGTTGGGATTACTGTGAGACACCCCGTACAGTGACCATTATCCAAGATCCGGTCAACGTCTATCAAGACGGTGAGTATGGTTTTGTGAAGGTTTTTGGTCGTAAGATTTTTGTCAAATGTGACGGAAGTCATTGGGAAATTGTTGGTGCTGAGAAATCCAAAACTTGACAATAAATCAGTTTGGGTATATAATAGACTCTTAGACAGTAAAGAAAAGGAAACAAAATGTCAAACGAATTCAAATCTTGGGAACAAATGTCTGAGTTAGAGCAGGCCCAATGTACATATTGGGATATGTACAAGGATGCGTATGGCGTTCGTCCTCGAGGCGTTGACACTTCTAGTTGGACTTTGGAACAGTTTGAAGCAGAGTTTGCTTCACTGGCTACTGCTATTGAACAAGAAGATGCCCAGCGCAAAACTGCTGAGGCAGAAGCCATCACTAAGTTTGAACAGCATGTGACCAACATTACATGCATGGGTGCCCGCAATCGTGAGACCGCACTTAAGTGGATTATGGATGCTAGCAACGCCAATGGCGACTGGGAGTACTTTTGTTTTACTCAGGGTTTGCCTTATAATTACTTCAGAAAAGCAGCCTAAGGTTGACAATAAATGGATTTGGGTATATAATAGAATCTTAAACAGTAAAGAAAAGGAAACAAAATGTCTGCACTAGTTGAATACACATTGGAATTGTACAAATCTGACAAACGTGTTAAAGGCGGTAAGCGTCTTGTTACCAAACAAGAATTTGCCCCAGTCACTAAAGCCTACATCAAGGCTGTGATTGAATCAAAAACTAAGTTGGGTTTTATTGTGGAAGCACATGAGACTTTTGTTACCAAACGCAACATGATGACTGGTAAGACATACCAAGAGCGTTATGATACCCCGTATTTCTGCTCACCCTCTAGCGAAACTTTTTGGAGCATGTAATGCCTAAATATCAAAAGCCTGTACTAAATTTTAATGCTGATGATGTTTGGTCCGCGGCTTGTCAGGCCCAACGAGTCAATGGTGCGTATGTTAAACTGAGTGTGTTGTCCGAATCTGATCCTAGTATGGATCGAAAATCTAATCGCCAATTGGTAGAATCATTATTGTCAGACACTACACAAATTACCGACGAAAATCGTGAACAGGGTAAAAAGGTTCGTAAGTACTATCAAGCATTCACTTTCAAAATTCTTAAAGGAATTAAATTAAGTGAATTTGATAACACTGCAATGCTTATTAGTAATCGTGATGTTATTAATGATAACTATGATGTTGCCGTTATTGCTAGTCTACCTAGTTGTTACGAGCGTGGTGTAAAGCGTGATAATGTTGACCAAAGAGTTAAGTTTGCTACCGGCGGATACATAGGTAATATTAGTGACAAGGTTACAGTAACTATTGAGGTACTGAAAACTGTTTACAGCCAAAAGTGGAATACAAATTATTTTACAGGTATCACAAGTGATGACCAAGTAGTATTTTTTGCATACAACGGTACCGGTAAGCTAGATATTGGTGACACCTATACAATTCAGGGTACTGTTAAATCACACCGTGACAACAGTACTCAACTGAATCGGGTAAAGTTTATTTGACAACATATCCGTTCTATACTATAATACAATCATTCTTTCACACACAGGAGTTTTTTATGCGTAATTTTATCCTCGGCACATTGTTTGGTATTGTAATTGCTACAGTGGGTTTCACTGGTATTGCTAAATTACTTGACAATGGCGTCAATAAAACTAAGGCAATCGTACAAGAGCAAGCCAAGGAACAGTAATGGCTTGGCTTGCTGTACTACTGTTAATATTCTCAGGTCATATTGTCTTTGCATTTATGTTGGCATTTATTATTTTAATTATTGAAAGTTGAGTGATGAGTTTGTTTATTGTGGTTATTATTTTAACATTCTTAAGCCTTGCTATCACAGCCCTTTGCGGTATAAAGTATATTCATCCTAGTGCCCATCTTGGATTTAACGTTACTGAAAAATCAAAATTAGTACATCTTGCAAGATTCTGGTGGTGGTTAGTAACAGGATTAAATTTAAAAGAATATTCAGCCATACATAGACACAATCACGCACATTCTATGACAAAATGGGAAGATGGGATTCCACCTGATAGTGTTTTAGTACGTGCTAAAATGTTTATAGAACAACGGCGTAATAAAAATCTTATAGAAGATTATGGTATTGAATCTCCGAACACATGGATAGATATTAACCTATATCAACGATATCATTACTTGGGTCCTGTAGTTTATTTGTTGTTATTACTATCAGTCTTAGGCACACCGGGATTTATTGTATGGATAGCACAATCAATATTCATTGTATTTTTATGTTCAGAATCTGTCAATGCAGATAGAGATTTTTGTAGTAGTGAATTGTTAATGTTTTTGAAAACCAAAAAATATTACGAATAATTTAGGAGTTAAAGAATGAGTGCAAGTTGGATTAATAAATTAAACGAGAGCGATAGCCGCCTCCACAAAGAAGATGTAATTTTGCAGGCGCTTGAGGCAAGTGTCCTAGGTAGTCGTAATAGTCAGATTTTCTTGGGCTTTACCAAAGCCTGTTACAACCCTTATGTTACGTTTGGTATTCGTCAAGTGCCCGATACAGTAGGTATAACTGATGCAGAGAATCCTTGGGACGATTTTAATGAGTTGATGGTACAACTTAGTCAGCGTAGGTTGACAGGTCATGCCGCACGTGATGCTGTACAAAATATATCTGAACGATTTGATAGTATAGAATGGAACACATTTTTAGCTCCAGTATTGCGTAGAGACTTACGTGCCGGTATCAGTGACAAGACAATCAATAAAATTTGTAAAGGTACTGACTATGAAGTGCCAATCTTTGGTTGTCAACTAGCAACTAATAGTGAAGGTCGCCCTGAGATGAAAGGTATCAAACGTCTTGAACCTAAACTTGATGGCGTTCGTGTATTGTTGATGGTTATCCCTGATGAAGAAGGTAACGTTGTTACTATTTGCTTTAGTCGCAATGGTAAACAGTTTGACAACTTTGGTCATATTGAAAATCAAATACGTGATAACTTTGTAAAACTTACACACAAAGCCGCAACAAGTAATCTGAGTATGGGCTTTGTAATGGATGGTGAAGTGATTGGTAATACATTCCAAGAACTTATGCGTCAAGCACGCCGTAAGACTGATGTGCAAGCAGAGGATAGTGTGTTCAATGTATTTGACATTCTACCACTTGATGCTTTCCGTGAAGGTCATTGGAATGCACAACTACACAAACGCATTACTATTTTAGAAGATATGCGTAGTATTATTGATAACATGCCTAACGTTGAATTGTTACCACATATCATGGTTGACTTGGATACAGCGGCAGGTAAGGATCAATTAGAGCGATATGCTAAGGATCAAGTTAATCTTGGATTCGAAGGCATTATGATTAAAAACGTAGAAGCCCCATATGTCTGCAAACGCAGTACAGATTGGATGAAATGGAAACCCACTATCACAGTTGACTTAACTGTTGTTGGTCTTGAAGAAGGTACTGGAAGAAATGCCGGTCGGCTTGGTGCTCTTGTTTGTGAGGGTGAAGATGACGGTAAAATCATTCAAGTGAATGTGGGTAGTGGATATAGTGATGAGGATCGTAGTGATTATTGGATTAACTCTAATAGCATCATTGGTCGTACTGCTGAAATCATGTGTGACGTAATTACTCAAAATCGTGATGGTACTTATAGTTTGCGTTTCCCCCGTTTTGTTAGATTTAGGGATGATAAATGAACGATAAATTTAAAATACTGGCTCTGCAGGCCAAAATGGGCACTGCTGACTTTGATGCAGGTAGTTACTATGTTGCCACACCAGACCAGATGCAAAAATTCTGCGAGTTGATTATTGCTAAGTGTATCGAGGAAGCAGGTGATCCAGCCGATGGGTTAATTCTAGGCGATACCTGGCACGATGGTGTTCGTGCTAGTGTTTGGAGTATTCGACAACATTTCGGAGTTGAAGAATGAACGAAAGAATTAAAGAACTTATTAATGAATCCACCTGCTTCAAAGAAGGTGATACCGAAGGGAAATACGATATTGAAGTGTTTGACAAAGAAAAGTTCGCCGAGTTGATTGTACGGGACTGTATGCTTATCTGTGAAGATGTTATGAAAAAAGATAATTCTGCGCTTGGTTGTTGGAGTGAAATCAAAAGAACATTTCGGAGTTGAAGAATGAATGAACGAATTCGAGAACTTGCTGAACAGGCTGGAACATACTTTGGAGGAGGAACGACTGATTATTTCGGTGATTATTTGCCTCCGTATGTGTCAATAACTGATCTAGATTTAGAAAAGTTCGCCGAGTTGATTGTGCGAGAATTTGTCAGTATCGTGGAAGAAGAAATTAAATTGGTAGAAGAATTCAAATCCACTGCTGTGAAAGCTGATGTGATTAAATGTCATACAAGTAAAATTTATCATTTTCATAAATTGATTGATAAGAGTAAGAAACATTTCGGAGTTGAAGAATGATACATTTTAGAACTGATGGTGATACCCTGTACAACGGTTTAAATATCTATAAATTTTATAAAAGCACTGCGTGGGGATTTGTGTTTAGGTATGGTCCTAGAAACACTCACAATTTAGGAAAAAAGATTTTCATTGTGCGCTATGATAGAATCAGTCGATTGTTCAACTTGGCCACGTTAGGAGTGGATTGATGTCTGAATTAGAAATTGCACTGCAAGCACATGACTGGAGCCTAGATGGTTGGCGCACACGACCTCAAGTGGATCAGTTGATGAAAGGTCATCCAGATTCTGCA